CTCCCCGAACATGATGAACCTTACATATTCTTTTTTGTGTTCTTCCAAGTAGACTACCAGTTCATAATAGCCACGTTCGTTGGCTAGGAATTGTATCATGTTGGTATCAAACATATTGGTAAGGCCGGTATCACGGATTTCTAAAATTTGTTTTTTAACCTTCTTGTCCATCTTTACTTTTAACCTCCTTCCAGGCAGCATTGCCGGTAAGGTTCCTGAGCAGGACTTTGCGCACTTTCTTTGAGTCGTTACCAATGAAGCCTAAGCGAAGCAAGAAGCACCGGAAGGCATACTTTTCATTGACCACAGGCTTTTCTTTAGCGGTTACCTTCTTTTGCTTTCTGGCCATGTCGCAGATGGCGCAAACAAACCGGCTATAGGCTTCTATCAAGTCAGCATCCTGCGGATCTACCGTGAACCATGGGAAGGTGACATTTTCTTCTTCTTCAATTGCTTCTGGCAGGTCTTTAAGGCCAAGAGCCTTCTGAATGAGTTTGCCTTTGGCGGCAAGAAGGTTATTCAGGTTCTCCCATGTTTCAGGAGTAAATAGGCTTCTGGGCATTGCTACCGTAAGGTTCATGGGTTCGTCCTTTTCTGATTCTGCCTTGTAGCCTCTGTTGGCCAGTTGCTCAAGAAGAATCTTCATGGCTGTGGAATTTACCTGCTCATCCCAAAGAAGCGTACCATTCTTATCTAGCGTTAAATTGCCAACCTCATAAGCACAGGTGGGGACGCCTTTGTAAACCGGTTTCGTTAAGGTCAATTCGCTAAGAACATTAACCAGAGCCTTTCTTTCCTTGCCTTGCACGTTGAATTTTGCTTGCATAATAAAACCTCCCTTTGTTTTGGTATGTACATATATCACTCTAAAGGGAGGAAATAGCAAGCTATTATGTGCAAGTATACAAGATTTCTTGACTGGAAAAATATCTTATGGTATTCTTTAATTACTGATGGATATGTGCTCGGCACGTGAGCAATACATATTCGCTTTCAGAAGAGGGACGCAAGCGCCTGGACAGCCCCTCCCATTACTTGATCTTATATTCTGTATAAGGTCTTTTTTTTATGCCAAGTGTTTATATCTTTATTTTCTTTTCCAGGCCACCCATAAACCTATAGACGAGGGTTCCATCCTTGTGGATTGTTACACTTTCCATAGTGGAATCCCAGAGCTCTTCATCAAATTCAGGTACAAGAACTTCTTGCTTTTCTAGCTTGTCCAGAAAGGCCGTGAGCTTTTGTGCCTGTTCTTTTTTTGCAGCAATGGTAGCTTCCGTATCAGCTAGTTCTTTTTCAAGTCTTTCATATTTGTTAGAAAGAGCATTGTAGCGCTTCTGGTATTTTTCTTGGTCCAGAGCAGTTTTGCTGTTTTCTGATATGAGTTTTTGAGCCAACAGGCTAGTGGCTTCCATATCGTCTTTCATGGTTAGGACCTTATTTTCCAGACTTGAACAATCTGTTAGGAAGAGAACCATCTTGCGATGTTCTGTTATTATCTCATCCTTGCAATCTATGATGGCATTAAAAACTTTTATGAAGTTTTCCTTGATGACCGTTTCACTAACAGGCTTGCAGGGGCATTTATGTTTGCCGTCATATTTCTTCATACATCGCCACATGACACGTCTGTACTTGTCCGTGCTATGCCAGGTCTTAGGTACATATATGGAACCGCATTCTCCGCAGATGAGTTTTCCGCTAAGAAAATTTATTTTACGACCAAAATACAGCGACTTTCTGCGTTTCAGTTCTACCTGTACATGGTCAAAGACGGCAGGCCGGATGATGGCCGGATGGCTGCCATGAACATAGTATTGCTTTATTTCGCCTTCATTCTTCTTTTGCTTTTTGGTTAGGAAATCTACTGTGAATGCTTTCTGCAATAAGGCATCGCCTTTATATTTTTCATTGGATAAGATGCTCTCAATGGTGGAGATGTACCATTTCTTTCTGCCTTTGGCAGTTAATATTCCTTTGCTCATTAGTTCATTGGCAATACAGCCAGGAGGATATCCTTCCAAGAAACGCTTGTAGATATATTCCACAGTTTTAGCTTCTTCCGGAATAATCTCCGGCCTGCCATTGGCACCTTTTTTGTAGCCTAGGAAGGCTTTATAGGGCAGCATCAGTTTGCCATCTGCAAATCTTTTCCTTTGGCCCCAGGTGACATTTTCAGAGATGCTCCGGCTTTCTTCCTGTGCCAGGGAGCTCATGATGGTTATTAAAAGCTCTCCCTTGGAATCCATGGTGTAAATATTTTCCTTTTCAAAAAAGACCTCTACACCTTTTTCCTTCAGCTTCCTTACATTGGTAAGGGTATCCACCGTGTTCCTGGCGAACCGGCTGACGGACTTGGTAAGGATGAGGTCTATCTTGCCATCCAAGGCATCCTTGATCATGGCATTGAAGCCTTCACGCTTCTTGGTGTTGGTAGCGGATATGCCTTCATCTGTGTAGATTTTTACAAACTCCCATTCCTTCCTGGCTTGAATGAGCTTGGTGTAGTAGTCTATCTGGGCGGCATAGGAGCTGACCTGTTCTTCGTATTCTGTGGATACACGGGCATAGGCAGCTACGCGTTTCTTATGCACTGCAAGGTTGTCCCCAGAGGCAAAGATGGACGGTTTCTTTACGGGTATTTCAATTACTTGTCTTTGTTCCATTCTTCTTCCTTTCCGGTCCATAGGACCATTTCTTGTTGTAGGTTTTATGGTTAAGCCTTACCTGGAGACGGCCGTCACCTAAGACAATTATCTCCTGTAGGGCTTTATGCTCTTTTTTATATATCTTCATTAAGACTTCTTCCGGCACTTTCTTGTTAGGGCATTTGTCCTTGCCTTCATAGAAATATGTATGGCATTGCCAGAAGTACTTGCCTCTTAGCTTCTTGCGGATATAATGCTTGTGGCATAGGCCACAGACCACCTTATCATATAGGACGTGCTTCTCTGTGCTTTTAGGTATGGAAGTGCTTCTGTTTTCCTTCAGCTTTTCCTGAACCTTGGCAAAGAGCTCACGGCTTATTATGGCGGGGTGGGAATTCCTTACATAGTATTTTGGTAGTTCATTTTGGTTATTTATGAGCTTTTTATCTAGATGGTTGTTTACAAACCTTTTCTGCAAAAGGGTATCTCCCATGTATTTTTCATTATGCAGTACCTTGCGTATGCGCCGGTCTGTCCAATTACCGGTACTACCTTGCTCATTTAAAGTACGAGCAAGTTCCAGGGCAGGGGTGCCATTGGCATACTGGGTGAATATTTCTTCTACAATCTTAGCTTCATCAGGATTTATGGTCAGGCTGCCTTTTTTGACATGGTAGCCGAACAGCCTTCTGATGTTTATTTGCCTGCCTTCTTTATAGGCTTTACGGATATGCCATTTGCAGTTATCACTTACGGACTTGCTTTCAGCTTGGGCAAAGGAAGCAAGAAGGGTTAGCATAAGCTCGCCTTCATTGCTCATGGTATGGATGTTCTGTTCTTCAAAATAAACATCTATGCCTTTGTCCTTAAGCATTCTTACCTTTTCTAAAAGTATTACAGTGTTCCTGGAGAAACGGGAGATGGACTTGGTGATAATCATGTCTATCTTGCCATCCAGGCAATCTTTAAGAAGCCTTTGGAATTCCGGCCTGCTTTCCTTGGTACCTGTTAGGCCGTTATCTGAATACACACCACAGTACCGCCAGGAGGGGTTGGACTGGATGAGCTTGCTGTAGTAGCTTACCTGTGCTGACAGAGAATGAAGCATGGTATCCTTCTCCGTGGACACACGGGCATAGGCTGCTACATTGCGTTGTTTAAGACTTTTTGTATTTTGGGTTTCGATGATTTCAATGTCTAAAGCCATAGTCCTACCTCCTTTGGTATTGTGATATTAGCTCTGAAGCTGACTTATATCAAGTTAATAATCAGGCTGCCAGATAGCCAAAAAATGGCTGAAAATGCTGTGCTAAATGAATGTCCATGAGCTTATACTGTACCTCATCTATAAGACCTTGCTTCAGCATAGTCTGGGCTATGGACAGGGCCAGACGATACTTTAATTCTCTTTTAAATTCTTCCCTGGTCATGATGACCACCTCCTTTTTGGTATGACGGATATTAGCTCTGAAAGCGGATACTATCAAGCTTTATTTACTTGAATGACTTTCACAGCTTCGGAGCGGACAAGTCTGCCATCTAGGAATTGATTAGACAAATAACCAATCTGGTCTAATACGGCAAAGTTTTCTATCAACGTTTGAATTGATACTTGGCTCATATCGCAAATCCAGTAGTAACTGAAATCACCGAAGGCGATGGGCTTGTTGCCTGCCGTAGCATTAGGCATGAATTCAGAGAACAGGACTTTTTTGCCCAGAATGGTATCATCACTGTCACGCCATAAATAATTTCCGTTGTCATCTTTTAGAGTGCGTAGTGTAAAAGCTGTTTCGTCATTCATAAGCCATACGCCTCTGCTCCGGTATTCTGGTTTTACAGAGAAGTAGAGCTTTATGACATTATCGTAGGTTAGAGCAGGGGAAGTTACTCCGATGTCGGCACTATCTGTTTTATTGAGAATGCCTATGGGCATATCGATGCCGGTGCCATTGATAAAGGCATTGCTTTCTGTTCGGCCAAAACTTCTAGACAAGCGTTCTACTAAATGCTTCTCCAGATTAAACTGTCTGTCATGAACGAAGTCTTCGTCTAATCGAATAAGGGAACACATTTTGTGCCCGTTAATATTTTTTTGAACAAAATCATCCATGGCATCATAAGGAGAAACTGCTTCGCCTTCCGGTATGAAGGCAGCAGTGTCATTGCATAACTTTGCCATAATCTTAGATGGGGTGTGATAGGCAGTTAAAGAAGTAGCAAGCTGCCTAAAAAGGCTTTCCTTCTTTATAAGCTTTTCGTATTGGGCAAGCAGCATGGATGGAAGTTCAAATCCACCGGTGTGCTTATCAAGTCCTGCTACAAGGTCAGGATAGTTGTGATCAACATTCTTTAGATATTTTAAAAAATTAATTTCATATTCCGGTGTGTTTGTTAAAGAAAATGTTCTTAAATTAGTCATTATTATGGCCTCCTGAATTACCGTATTTGTGACAAGTCTTGCATTCGAATAACGCTAAGATGTGCATATCGCTGGCCGGAGCTACTAATTTGAGCTTGGCATTGCAATATGGACAAGTGATGGAAAAATGGCTGGCTTCGTTTCTGAAGTCATCTCCGCCTTTGCAGTGTAATCTGAAAAGACCATCGGTTTCTTCTTCAAGATAAAAACCGGAAAACTTGAATTTTTCTGCACCTTTTTTTGTAAAAGGTGTATTTAACGGCTTCCGATAATAACCAAACTTACCTCCACCAATTACTGGGAAACAATCTCTTACTGACATAATTAATTCCTTCTTTCTGCGCTTTTGCGCTATAAAATGTATTTTTACTAACAATGGGGCAATTCCCATAAAACTTTCGCGTTTTTATGCGTTTGACCAAGCGCCCGTTGACGCATGGCTTTGGTACAGAGATTTGACCTCCCCTAGCCACAATTAGGGCAGGAGTACAAACCTAGCTTTTCTCCGTTTCTGGTAGGGGAGATTAGCTTTAAAACAGCACCGCAGTATGGACAATGTACTTTATAGCCTCTGTAATCAGCAGTGCTATATGGTTCATTGGTATACAGCCTGAAGTTATGCAGAGCATCTTCAGCCAGGTACAAATGGTGCTTTTCACTGATAGCAGCCTTGTCCGTGTACGGGAACATAGGAACTTTATCTATGCCGTCACTGTCCATGTCGATGAGTGGATAATATTTCATAGTTACCACACTCCTAATCTTCCAGGCTTCTAAAACGGCCTTTACAATAAGCAATAGCCTCATCGTAGGGTCCAAAGAAGATACAGGAGAAGCCATATTCTACCTTCCAAATGGGTGCTTCCCTGTCTTTACACTTGGAGATAACAACAGGATCACCAATTTTGGTCTGCAGGAGAGCCTTGCATTCATAATTGCCGTGGGAAAAGTTACTTAGATAGCTGTTGTTTAGTTTGGGTTTTAAACCGTAAAAAACTCTTTTTAACATAATTTTTTCCTCCTTAT